GCATAACCAACCATCTCCATCCCATCTTTTGTCTTCTTTAGACTGTCGTGTAAAGCCCCTGAGTCATACAGTGGTCTGTTTCCACCGTGCCTCGTACCCGTTTTACCCCTTTTACGCCTATCTATTGTAGATTGTTTAAGCTTTGGCTTTACCTTACCGCTTTTTATAAATTCTTTGGATAACTCTACAGATGTCCCGACAAAACTATCGGATACAAATTTATCAATTAACTTAGGCATATCACTGGCAAGTTCGCCGAAATCAACCCCGACTCTTATCTCTAACTTCATTCCAGAAATCCTCCCCTAATTTTTTCGCTTCAAAATATTTATCTTGGTATTGAAGAATAATCTTCTCGACCTGTCTTTCCCCCCAAGCGACTGGGTTCTCAATGATTTCTTTGATATTTCCTTCTAAAATTACCTCAATATCATTGATTTTGTCCAGCTTCCTGACGGAATTGAGCAAAGATTGACTGTTTTGATTCGCTTTCGTTTGTTTTTCTATTGGCATCTATTATTCCTTGTGCTTGTTCTTCGCTTAAATCTTTATTATCTCTAACCATGATCTTGGCACGGGTAATTAAATTCTGTTCTAAGCTGAATTGGTCTTTCGTGATTTGATCTTGAACTGTCGTCGGGTATTCCACTTCTTCAAAATCAATTCCGAAATCTTCAGGTAACATAAATCCGTTATATTCTGCAATAACTCGTTCAACATCATAGAAATCTTTTTCATATAATCTCCATAGTGCTATATCATCAAAATAATCTTCCTTACGCTCAAGGTCTTTAATCATCAATGAAATACCTGATGGTACTTCACCGCCTGATTCTGCCCATTGAATCCATAAATGATTATTAGATGCGACGAGTTCGATTTGAAATTTAATATTGTTTATAGCTTCGGCAACATTCCCACTTGGTGAGGTGATGTGATATTCACCCTCATCACCCATATCGAGAATTTCATTAGAACCTGTTCTCATAGATTGTTGGTCACTCCGCATCCCTCTAACCCAAGGCTGTCCAAACATATTGAATCTCATACCAAGATTCATTTCCGTAAGACCAATGTTCACCTGCTCGTTACAATTAATGATGTCACTTGCACCCTCTACGAAAAAAGAGTCGATTTGGTCTTCTCTGTGGGTAAAAACGAATGGTAGAACACCATAGGGGTTCTCAGATTCTTCTAATACCTTACCATCCTCATCAAGCACGGCATATTTCTCTGCATCCCAATATCCCCATTGCAACCCTACCGTATTGGATAAATCTGATGTTTTATTTAATAGTGGGTATATAATGGCTTCTGGTTTGAATGGGTTGTCACCAAAATATGTCTCAAAGTAATAAATTGGTCGATAATCAAATTTTCCATCATTCCAGAACACTCTATTAGCAATAGTCCCTAAAAGTCGTGTCATTCTTTCGGAATGTTTCATCCTTACATCTTTTGTGGGGATTAATGAATTGTACATCTCAGTAGCTTTACCCACGGTTCGTTTCGCACCTAATGTGTATATTCTGCTTATCTTATTTATAAATTTTCGGGTAAAATTTGTGACAGATGGTGGAATCTCCCCAAAAGCCTCCCCTGAAAAATACGATTTGATGTACGAATCGGTAGAAGTCCCTGAATAATAGTCCAGAAACTTTCTTATTTCCTCTCTTTTAGCCTGAGAGTTCATAAGTTTCGCCTCTGTTAGCTTATCTCTAATTAATTGCTCAATCATCTTTGAATCCTTTTCATTGTTTTGTTTTTCATCGGAAAGCGATTAGTAATAAAATATCTAAAAGCATCATTCCCGTGATCGTGATAACCATCTTTAATTGGTTCTTCTTTTATTGGTTTGCCATCTTCGGTCTCTGGATAGCGATATTCTTCAAAATCTTGTATAACATCTGTACATTTTTTATCTACATGGATTCTTCTTGACCCATCTGCACTTGAAAAGAATCCCCTCGCATAAGACACACTTGATGTGATATTGCGACTTAATCTATCTCTCATACATAAAATCCTTATACCACTCCTTCTGAATATTTCCATATCTCCTGCCCCAGACTGTCCCTGAACGCTTGAACCAGCAGGGTCTCCATAGTACGAAGTAACGGGATAGCCTTTAATCTTAATCATTTTGATTAAATCTTCTGTTTTTATATTTTCTTTGTGCAAAATAGAATCGAAAACCCTAATATGTTCAGTATCCCCCATCCATTCGGTCTGAATAAATAAAACTGCGGGCATTCTGTAGCCAAAATCAATAGAACAGTAAGTGGGAAGGTTGGCATCATAGTGGAAGTCACCAACATCCAATTCCCTATCGAAATCCCAGACTTTGCCCTGAAATATCGAAAATTCAGCACCAAATTCCTGTCCAAATAATTCTTTTGACATATTTCTCTTACGTTCAAGGATAGCAGGGTCTTTAAGTCCGAGAGGGAACTCATGCTGATTCACCCATGATGGGGCAGAATGACTTTCCCATTCATTGTCTTTCTCTCCGAGCTTGTATAAATCGTAAATCCAATTCCTTCCTTCGGGAGTTGTAATAAATATTACTTTCCCTTTTCTACCTGCAACTGTTGGTGATAGGTACATATCCCAAATTTTCTTATTCATTTTAGCCACTTCATCAATAACGAGTAAGTCCAAGCCTTCTCCGACAAGAGAATCTGGATTATCGGCAGACATTCCTTCTACGGTAGTCCCCCACTTAAACTTGATGAACATATCTTTCTCAGAGGAACGTACAATATCTTCAGGGTGTCCAATAACCATTCTCTGCCAGATTTCCCTAAAAATTAGCCTTGCTTTCTTATAGGACATCCCAACAACCCAAATCCTCTTGTTCGGCTGAGATGCTGTATAGGTGGCTTCCATAGCACTCGCCCAAGTTTTCCCAAATCTTCTCCCACAGACCATAACATGGAATCTGGAATCAATCTTTTCTGGATAATGTAGGGATAATTGCCCATTATGCGGGGTGTATCCAAGATATTCAAACCACTTTCTTTTAAAGTCGTAATTTTTTTCTTGCATTATACTTAAAACTAATGTACATTATAGTATCTATTTAATGCAAGACTTTACTTGCCAATCTTAAAAACTCACTAAAGAGGTCAAAATGTCAGAAGAAAAAGTAGCAGAATCCGTCGATACAGACGTAAAAATGGACGAAGGGACAAAACCCGAAGAAAATGGTATACCCCGTTCAAGGCTTAATGAGGTAATTGAAGATCGTAATAGCTTACGAGAACAATTAAAAGCTTATGAACTAAAAGAAGAAGGTGCTAAGAAGGAAGAACTCGCTAAACAGGAGAAATGGCAGGAATTAAATGCTGAACTTCAAAAAGAAGTTGATTCTTATAAACCTTTCAAGGATAAATATGATGACTTGGATGGTAAAATACGAGGAGAAGCCTTGAGCAAACTTTCTGAATCTAAACAAGAAAAATTCAAGAATCTTAGTACGGCTGATTTGCTAAACGTAGTTGATGAATTATCTATAAAACCAAACCCACCTGACGGTGCTGGTACGGTTGATACTAAAATATCGAAAGATGTTTGGAAAGACATGGATATGAAAGAAAGACGTAGTAATTGGTCTGCAATATTGGATTCTTATAAAAGATAGGAGTCATTAAATGGCTAACGTAACCGTAACCACTGGAGCAAATTTTATCCCCGAAATGTGGTCTAACGCAATTTTAGATTACGCTGAAGCAAAATTCAGCCTAAGAAATCGTGTATCAGACTTTTCGAGTATGCTTGCTGGAGGTGGAGACATTTTACATATCCCAAAAGTAACAGAAGAAACTGCCGCAGCTAAATCAGCAGATACAGCAGTGACTTATTCTGCTAACACAGACGGCAAAATCGACCTTACTGTAGACCAACACCACTACGAAGCTAAACGCATCGAAGACATCGTGAAAGTCCAAGAAAGTGCCGATTTATTTTCAATGTATGCCCGTTCAATGGGTTATGCTATTGCAAAGAAAGTTGAAAACTACATTGCAGTAGATACAATACAATCCGCAACTGGTAACGATACCGCACTTGGGACAGATAACCAACTAACTTCTGCTTTATTGCGAAGTGGCTTGGTAAAGCTGATGAGTGCTAATTTCGATTACTCTGATGGCGATACTTTCCTTTATGCTTCACCTGAAGTATATTCCTACTTACTCGGTCTTGATGAGTTTGTTCACTTCGATAAACGTGGTGACGAAGCTGGTCAGGTTTCTGGAAAAGTAGGTGCTGTATATGGAATGCCAGTCCATGTCAGTGTAGATTGGGACGATGATGGTGGAACTGGTGATGAAACAGCTTCGATTTTTAATCGTGAATCTGTTTATTTCGCAATGCAAATTGCCCCACGGGTTCAAAGTTCTTATGATATTGATTACTTGGCAACTTCCGTAGTTGCTGACGTACTTTTCGGGACTGCTTTGTCCAAAAGTGCAAGTTCAGCTTCATTGGGAATTGTTAATTTCACTAATCCGTAGTAGATAGTTAATAGGGCGGTTGGGGAACTGACCGCCCATTACTTGGAGATAAAATGATATATTTTACAGATAAAGATGGGAACGTGATAGGAAAAGTCGCCCCAACACCAGAACAAAAGAAGAAATATTTAAAGGATGGTTATAAAGAGTGTGATGAGGGTGGCAAAGTTAAGAAAGCCAAGAAGGCTAAAAAGAAGTGAAAAGATTTGATTACTGGTGCGATTTCTGTAATCATAAATTCGAGGAAATTATTACCTCAGATATGATTGCCAGATGCCCAAAGTGCAAAGACGAAAGGGTTAAAAGATTAATTTCTGCACCAACAATCATAGATACAATATCGGATTCAAAATTAAGGGAAAGTTTGTCCGACGATTTTTATTAAAAATTAGAACGAGGTAGCTATGAGAAAGCCCTGCTCGGTAAGCTACTGGGAGTAACAAGATGGCTAAAAGAGAAAATTCACATTCAGTAGTAGAAGCTCTGAATACAGAAACGTCGGCACAGTACGACAACCAATCAGCATTAACAGTTTCAACAACAACAGTAACAACATTAGTCGGTAAAGACTATTCTCATGTATACCTACAGCCCGATAATAGTGTTTATTTCACATGGGCTACATCTGATTCAGATGCCATAAACACATCAAATAATCACTTTATACTCGGTGGGTCAGATATTTATATTTTAAGAATCCCCCAAGGAATAGGTGCTACAGTGTACCTTCAGTTACAACGAAAAGGCGGGACAGATTCAACCGTCAGAATGACGTTGGCATAAGATGTTATCGGGAGGTTTGATTGAAAAGGTCGGCACGGTTGAGGCTGGCGGTACAATAACAGGTGATTTAGTAATAGAAGGGGATTTGACTGTTGAGGGTTCCTCAACTTATACATACGATGAATTAGTACAAGGCGGGCTTGTAATAGACACTACAGACACCGAAGCTCTCCTAATAAGGAAATCAAGTGACGGTGGTGATGTATTCACGATTGATACGTCTGGTGAGACTGTACGGATAAATTCACATGATGGGTCATCCAAAGGTCTAAAACTTGGTGCTACGCTTGTAACATCCACAGCAAGTGAATTAAATATACTCGATGGGGCAACTTTATCGACAGCTGAATTAAATTATGTCGATGGAGTGACTTCTGCCATACAGACACAAATGGATTTAAAATCACCGTTAGCGAG